GTTGATGACTTCTTCAGTGCCCTTACCCTGCTTTTGATCTGGCGGATCGGCAACCATCAATTGGCCAACTGGAAGATCGCCAGCGGGGACATAGCCCATGCCGCCAATGCCTAGCTGGCTGAAAGTTCGGGGGCCAACAACCCCGCCATCAGCAAAGCCCATCCAGTTGCGCGGGGTCTGGGTTGTGGTGGTGCTGCCAGCGGCTGCGCCAGTTCCTGTGGCGACGTTGGCAAGGAACTGGGCGACTTGGAACGGGTAGCCCTGTTCCTGCATGAACTTATTGATCATGGCGTCTTTGCCAGCCTGTTCAGTCTGTTGCTGCATGGTGCCAGCCGCAATCTTGGCCTGTGCGCCCTGTAGGCCCAACTGTTGCGACTGAGCGCCTAGGCCAGCCAACTGCTCACCACCCGCCAACTGCCGCGCCAGATCGGCCTGAGAGGCACCAAGGGCTTGCGTGTAGCCTTGGTTCAGGATGTCGGCCATGGTCTTGCCATAAGCCATTTGGTTTTGCTGTTGCAGGTTTGCTGCGGCGATGCCTGCGCGGTCACCGCCGAAGGCCCCAGATGAAATGGCGTTGCCCAGAGCGCCGGACTGTGCCTGTTCTGCTTGTTGGCGCAGATAGGCCCCAGTGGTGTCAGCAACGTTCTTAATGTAGGGCGACATGTAGTTGTCGATGCCAGCGTAGGCAGGCCCCATGCCCGCTTGCGTGGCCGTTGTGGCTTGGGTCATGTAGGGCTGGTATGATCCAGCCGTGGCGTTGATGTCGTTGATACCAGCGCCCTGCTGTGCGTTCATCTGGGCAACATAGTCAGCCGCCGTGGTCCCAAAAGCTTGGAACGGCTTGGCTGCGGCAGTTTCAGCCCGTGCGTTGACAGCGTTGTAACGCGCCAAAACCTCTGGCGGTATGGACACCGATGAGGTCGTTGTTGCCTTCTTGCCGCCCATTCCGTTTATCCTTCAGTCAGGCCCGTTTTGGCGTTATACAGGAAGTACACACCAGCGGGGGCACCGAACACACGTTCGTAGAGGCGGATTTTTGCCTCAGTCCTTGTGTTCGACAATACCCCAATCGCCAGAGGAATACCAAGTTTTTCTGAAACGGTCTTTGCCCACTCCGCAAGCTTGCGGGCGCGACCGCCTTTTGCCGACCGAAACTCTGGTGCGACATAGATTGCCTTCTCGTCCAAGATGTTCTCGTGGCTGTACCACATGGACCCGATCCGCAGGATAATCATGGCCTCCAGTGGTTCACCCGCATCGCCGCCGATGACACCAACCAATCCCATCTGCTTGGTAAGCGCCGCATATATGTGGTTCTGCAACATCGGAATGTCCGGCTCCACGAAGGCGTTTTCGCGGGTGGCGTCGATGGACATACGCATCACCTCGTTGAAGTCTTCAGCAATCCCCTCGCGGACGTAGATTTCGGTCATGTATGCTTAATCCTTTTTCGGACCCGGCAAGCTTTGCAGTGTTTTGATGGTTTTCTGACGCATCTTTTTCACGAAAGCATCCAAGACCTTGTGTCCGTGGTCCAAGTCGCCACCACCGATATGTACAACATCTTCCGGCGGAATAACATACTCCCCGCCAGCGGCCACAATTGGCACCCCATCGGTCGCGCCACCGTCGGCTTTTCCAAGAAGATTGCTGGTGAAATTGTTGAACTTGCTTTGGCCTTGATCATCTTTCTTGAAAATGTTGCCAACCGTAGCGCCAGCAATAGGACCAAGACCCGTAATAATTCCCAAACCAGCGCCAACCAACCCAGCGTTTCTATTCAGCCAGTTTGGCTTGGTGCCTTCTGGTGCTGCGGCAGTGCCAGCGGCGGGTGCTGGGCTGACACCAGAAGACCTATTGCCACTAAATAGTCCAGCGCCGGGGCCGCCGCCATTAACCCGATCCCACAGGCCAGTATAGCCCGAAGCATTTGCCGCTGGCTTGTTTTGCTGCCCGTACTGGGCATTGGACCCGCCCGGCAGATAGGATTGCAAGTTGGCTGGGATCGCATCGCCATAACGCTGGTTGTCAATCTGGGCATAACGCGCCGATGCCGCTTGGTTGGCGTTGTACCTGTCACTGCGTCCGTTTCCTGCGGGTGCAGCGGGTGCGGCGGCAGGGGCAGGGGCAGAACGGGCGGGTGCAGCATTAGCCCCACCACTATCAGGGCGAGAAATACCTTTGCTCCCCATGTCAGCGCCGCCACCACCAGCCTTATGAGGCATGGACACGCTGTAGGGCAGACCCTTTTCGCCGTACGGCGTACCCTTGGTGATGTTTTTGACGCTAAAGATGTCCTTGGCGATCTTGAAGCCCGCCATGCTGTTGCCTTCGCCCATGGCCGAGATGATGTCGGCGGGGATGACGTAGGAGCCGGAGGCAACGTGCATTGGTAGGTGGTCCGTGCGGCCCGCCACAGAGCTGTGGATGGCACCCTTGTGGACTTTGCCCCCACGGGCGCGGGCAGTGCGAAGTGCTGCCGCCACGGCCTGCTTTTGGGGGTGTCCGGCGGCAACCATCTCAGAGATGTTGTCGGAGATAGTTTGTTGGGACGAACCTTTTTTCAACGGCATTGCAACCTCACGAGTAGCTGACGGTAACGACCTGACCCGTACCGGGTGCGATCACAATACCATTGTTGGTGGGAATATTGACAACAATAACGCCAACCGTGTTTGGGATGGTGACGATCTTGCCTGTTGTGGCGCTGGACAGCGTTGCATCGTACGCGGAGCCAACCGCCGACCCTGCGGTAAGCACTGCAATTGACGCCAAGCGGCCCTGCCCTGTGGAGACAAGCGTGGCCGCCGATATGTTGTTTGAAACCAAAATGCCTTGAACCTGAAGGTATGTCTGCCCCACGCCGTTGATGGCGGTGGCAATGTTCTTGGCGGCGGTAAGAATGTCTGAGAGCGATGACATCAGAATTTCCCATCGGGTTGGTAGCGGTATCGGATGTTCCCAAGACGCCAGAAGGAATCTAGGTCGTTGCTTTCAATCCTGATTGCCACAAGCCTTGCGCGAAACCGTGGGGTCACGAACTGGGTGGCTTGCGTAAGATTGAAGGAATATGTGCTTGGCGTGTCGCCCGGGTAATCTGCCGTGTAGAAGGTGATCGTGACATCAGCGCCTTGGGTTCCATCATAGAAGCCCCACTTCATGTCGGGCCACACCTGATCCAAGAAGGTCTTCAGTTCGCCTTCCTGAACGGCAAAGTAACCCGTCTGAAACCAAGAGTTCATCGCAACGCCATCGGCGTTTTCGGAGGTTTCGTGCTGGTAGATGATGTAATCGCCACCAGCGCCAATTGGCGGGCCGTTCACGCCTTGGTCAATCCACGCCGTGCGGGTCATGGTGCCAAAATCCCACTGGTTCAGCAAAGCGTTATACTTGGCGTACTTGGTCGGGATGCCACCCGACCCCATGACGGGGTAATACCATGTGATTTCCCCAAAACGGGAATTGGGGGCGCATCGTACGTTTTCCCAATAGTCTGTGTCAATGTCTTGGAAAATCACGTCCCAGATCGGGCATTGCACAGGTTCAACGCCGTTGCCGGACAGCTTGAAAAACTGGCTCTGGCTCATCCAGTAGACGGTGCCAGCCAGCGTACCCATAGCCTTACGCCCCACCAAGCCGCAGCCCGATGCCACCTCGTTAAAGGAATAGACCAAAGGCAGGTTGATGTATTGCATCGACCACAAAGAAAGGTCGGTCCACAGCAGGCCCTGTTGCGGACCTTGCATCGCGCCCACGACCTTGGACCCCTTGGGGATGCGGTACGATCCGGCTTGGTTGGTGACGGTGCCGACCCAGTTAGAGAAGTTGCCAACATCGCACCACCGCACAAGCAGCGGGTCTTGGAAGCCCGTGAACGTGGACCCGTAGGCGATGATCTGGCGCTCTGGCATAGCCACAAAGCAGCCCTCGTTGATCAGCGGGGCGTTGGGGACAACGATTGCGTGTCCCGTTGTGTCAGACGGGTTCCAGTAGAAAATCTCGCCAGCGTGGGGGGACGCGATCAGGTATTCGCCCCAGTTGTCCAGCGACCAATCTGGTTCTGTCAGCGTGGGCATTTCAAAGCCCCACGCCGTTATGGAGACAGTTGCCCCAGTGTTGGTGAAGGCGGCAGAGGATGATATGACAAAGGTGCTGGTTGATACCCCAGCGGTGGCACTGAGGACCGTGTAGTTGCCATCAAAGTTTGTTGATCCGCTTATGGCAAGTGTGGTTCTGGGTGTAACGTAGACGCTGGTTGACAGGGTCACGGTAGCCGTGGTGCCGTTCCCGACAATGCTGGCCCCCGTGTAGACTCTGCCCGTGCCGCTGAACACAACACCAGTGCCGTAGCCGCCCGAACCATAGCCGCCAGCGCCGTAACCCACGGGCGGTGTGGTTGCCTGTTGCCCAATGTAATAGTTGATCCGCGTCTTGCCGCCGTTCATTTGGTAAGTAACGGCGGCGGCGGTTACTGTGCCGAAGACGGTTCCAACGCCGGGGTCGGCTGCCTTGGCATAGCTCAACGATCCGGCGGATGATGCCGTGACGGTGTATGTGCCGTTGTAGCCGGAGGGGGTCATGCCCGCGACCACAACCGAAGTTCCAATGGGGACAATTGCAAGATTGCTCATAATGATCGTGGCCGTTCCAGCCAGCCAGCTTGCGGAGATGATCCCGCTAAGAATGTTTTGCGGTGCGCTTGATGCGGCGATTGTAAAGGTGCTGCTACTTAGCACCGAGGTCACAATATAGTTTCCATAAAGGGAAATGCCGCCAATGTCCGTTGCCACCAAGATTGGGAATGTGGACCCAGCGGTGTAGCCGTGGTCAGCCAGCGTGACCGTGACGGTGGGTGTTGACGGGCTGATGGTGGTCTTAAACGATGGAACCGCGCCGCCGTTGTTAACAGTCGCCGTGGCAGGGGTCAGTATCCCGATGACGTTTTTTGCGGTTATGATGTAGCTGTTTGCGCCAGCTTGTGTGCATGGATAGAAGCCTGACAGGACGATCCCCCCCACGCTAACTTGCGTTTGGAGGTAAATTGAATCGTACGAAGAAACGTTAGACGCCGTGTCGGTGACAGTAACATTTGAACTCCCGCTGACGGTGGTGAAGTCGGTTGTTATGTTGGCGGTGTAGTATTGCGGCGAGATGTTGATGCCAGTGCCGCCGCTTTCGCTGGTGTACAGGGATGTGTCCGCGCCAATGCCCAAGTATTTGTGTGTGTTTGTGTCAGACCATGCGTGGAGCGCCCGAACGGTGTCCCACTGTGTGGTCTGGATGAATTTTGTCCAGCCGCCAAGTTTCTGCGGCAAGCCCACGCCCTGCCGATCCGGCACAAAGCGGATCAGGTTGCTTGACGAAATAGCGGCCTCGTTCAGGGCCGGAGTGCGGTTCTGATCAACGCCGGGGATAAGCTTCAGGCTGGCGTGTGGCATAAATTAGCCTCGCGTTGGGGTGGCAACGGTTGCCGGAGATTGCGACGACCAGCCTGCGGCGTCAAACTTCTTGCGGGCCTCTTCCACCACAGCCGACTTCAACAGCAACTGGTACTGGTTCTCGTAGCTCTGCGCCATCTGCGGATCGTCGCTCTCCTTGCCAAAGTTCCGCTGGTAGGCCGAGATGTAGATCATCGACGCCATCACCAGAAGGTCGGACAGATACTGGCTGATGAAGGTGGTGGGGACAGCGGCAGACAGCGGCGCGGGGCGGATCGTGCCGACCACCTCAACGTAATAGTCTGCGTTTGGCACTGGTCCGACAAAGAACAACGTTTCGTTAAACGGCACAAAATACTTCGGCACACCAAGGTTGGCGGACAGGGACGAACCATAGACCGCATCCAAAAATTCTTTGGTGGTCGGCATCAGCGGGGTGCGGGTCGCGGTGTTAGGGTTGGTTTGACCAGCGGGGGTGATCAGGTTGATCTGTTCGCTGACCACAAACGATGTGCCGCTGCCCAAGTCTTGCGAAAACGATAGGTTGCGGTTGGCAGCCGTCAGCTTGTAAGACGCCCCATACAGCGACACCGATGTAAACATTAGGTCCAGATCGCGGCAAATGCGAAGGTTGGTGTAGTCAATCATCATTGGCAAGATTGCCAAGAAGTTTGGGTCATCCTCCGCCACGACCGCCATCTGGGCGATCTGGGTCTTGTATGTGGTGTAAGTTAAGCCAGCCATGCCGTCACCCCTGTGTCTGCGATGACCTTACATCATTCAAGCAGTTTAGCCAATGTCTTAGGTCCGACGATGCCATCAGCAGCTAGACCATTGGCGGCCTGCCACTTTTTGACCGCAGCTTCCGTACCTGATCCAAACACGCCATCGGGTTCAAGACCCAGTTCAGCTTGCATCCGCTTGACGTTTTCGCCCGTGGAACCCTTTTTGAGGACGCCCGGTATGGCCGCAGCGTTGGCAATCGGGGCCGGAACTGCGCCACCCAGAACGGCCAGTGCCGCCTCATAGTGTTTGCGCCGATCCTCAAGGCCAATGGTGCCACCGTTAACCAGCTTGGTCATCTTGACAATGTCGCCCTCGTCGCAGGCAATGTTGATCTTGCGGCTGTTCCAGTACCAACAGGCGCTTTCCAACGCCCCCTTCTTGGTTTGGACGTAGTCGATCACCTGTTCCGGCGTCATATCAACAGACAGGCCGAAAGCTGTGTAGTTGTCGCGCCCAGTTAACTGGATCACCCCGCGCCCACGGAAGCGCCAGCCATCACCTTCTTCTGTATTTCGCATACGGCCCCCGTAGATCACGTTGGCGATCTTTTCAGGCTGCTTGGCATAGTCCGCAGCGTTGCGTCCAGACTTGGAAAAATACTTGCTGAAAAGCTTTTCCAGTGTTTCGGCGCGGTAGTTCAGGTTTTCTGACAGGACCGTGAAGTTCATGCTCTCATGGCCGCACTGGGCGAAGAAACCCGCAATACGGTTGGGTGTGTTGATCTCGTACTTGGGCAAGATTTCCATTGCCGCATCGGCCCACGCCGCAGCATCAGCATTACCATGCAAGATGTGGACGATCTGGTCCTTGTTCATGTCTTCTTCTTTCCGACGCCTTTTGCCAACGCGCCAAGGATAGAGTTCTTGTCCGCCCCAGCCTTGCCAGTGAGATTGGCAAGCATGTCACCTGCGTTGCCCGTGACAGCGGTCTTGATCAGGCCCTCCACTGCGGGTGGCAGATCGACCTTGTCCAGCACCGCATCGGCCATCTTTTCCTTGACCTTGCGCCCGATCAGCGCACCTACCAAACGACCAATCATTCTATCTTCTCCTCTTCCTTCTGGGTTTTGTTGTTGCTTGCCGCAAGAACGCCGCCCAAGGCCCCGACAATGAAGGACGCAATGGGGGTCAGTAGTTCAAAAAACTTGCGGTCATTTTCAGAGCTTTCGCCCATAGGCTGGGTCACGAAAACCAGAGAATAGAGAATGGTGAAGATCGTCCCACCAAGAATGAAGGTCAGGGATATCCCAATGAAATATCGCAGTTTTGCTTCCAAAAAGGCGGCGTCACCTTTTGCCATTTCGATCTCCCATTAGCTCTTTGGGGCAGGAATTTGTGGCTGTGCAGACGGGCGGTTGGCATTGCTGCGTTGACCAGTTTTTCGGGTCTTGGCATGGATAACGGTAGAACCCATCTTTGGACATGACAAGGATGCCCACTAAAGCTGCGGCAAACAAAACCCAAAGAAGTGTTTCTTTCATTTGATGAGCCTTTCCAGCAAGCGTTCAATCTTGGCATCAAGATTGTCTATGCGGATAATAACACGGTTAATGTCCGCATGGACCTCTGTTTTTGTGACATATTCTTTAGCCATCTCTTCCCGCGTACGGTTTAACAAGATTTGCAGACGCTGCATTTCAGCAAAGGCGTAGCGCAGGATTCCCCCAACCACGCTGAGGCCAACGGTCAGGATCGCGTTCCAAATCATGTCGGTTGGCATGTCTTAGCCCTCTGGGTATGGGAAGCGGGCTTCGATCTCAGCGATCTTGTCCAGCCAATCTTGTTGTGTTGCCTTGCCGCGCTGCCAATAGAAGAAGACGGGGTCGGCTTCAATGCGGTAAGCTTCGGCCCGCTTGGCTTCCTGTTCTTCCTGTGACGGGGGCGCAGGAGGAGGCGGGGGCGAGAAGACGCCATCCGCATACAGCCATCCAATGGTTGCACCTTCGGTCAGCAGAACCCAGCCTTGCTCTGCGGCAAAGTCTTCATCGGCAAGGGCCGTGTTCTTGACCACGCCATTTTCAATAACTGCGTAACCGCTTACCATGTGTAGACCTCCACATATCCTGCGCCACCTGCGCCGCCAGCACCACCTAAGAAAGTTGTGCGTGTTGATCCACCACCACCGCCCCCGCCCCCGGGGAAGCCACCAGCACCGCCAGCCGCGCCAGCTACTGTTGTTGCAGAGCCACCGCCGCCACCGCCAGAGCCGGGGAACAAGCCAGCGCCACCAGCCGTGGGTGCGCCCGCGACCGAGGTGCCTGCAAGACCACCCACGTTGGAATTGGATGCGCCGCCAGCGTATGGCGCAACCAAGACGTTACCAACGGTTTCACTGCCGCCCGCGCCGCCGCCGCCGCCGCCAAATTGAGATGCGCCACCAGCTACGCCTTGGCTTCCATATGTAGCGCCGCCACCGCCATAATATCCAGCCCCGCCGTTCGTTGTGCCACTAGTAAGAGTTGGAACAGTGGTGCTAATAGCCCCTGTACCCGCAGCTTGTACGTCTCCGCCAGCAGGGGCTGCGGATGCACTGATAGTGCCAGCGCCACCGCCAGCGCAAGTGATATACCCCCCAAATGAAGATGACCCACCAGCACCGCCAGCGGTATTAGATGCGCCGCTTGTCCCGGATAGACCAACCGTTACAGTGACCGTTGCAGTTAAAGCGGTTGGATAGAAGTATTTTTCAAAATAAGCGCCACCGCCGCCACCAGAACCACCGTATTTTACAACGCTCGCACCAAGAACGTTTCCGCCTGCACCGCCGCCACCTGCACCCCAGACACGAACGAGGACAAGACGCGCACCTGCGGGCTTGGTCCATGTACCGGAAGACGTGAAGATTGAACGGCTAGGAAGCATATCGGTCCAAGAGGTGTTGGACCCCGTCCCGCCAGAGGCCAGCACCTGCCCTGACGTACCGTAGGATGCGCTGCCCGCGCCGATGTTGCCCGTGATGATTGGGGTGGCAATGGTGGGCGCGGTGGCAAGAACCACAGCGCCAGTGCCAGTGACTGAACCGAAGTCTGTGAAGCCAAATTCCCAGTCTGCGGCAGTGGTCAGCGCGGTGCCAATACAAGTGACCATTGTGGTCATCTGCGGAATCACCGTGCAGACAAGGTTGCCGCCGGAAGAGTTGATCGTCAAGCTACCCGTGGAGTTGTTGACAATGTGGAACGTCCAGCCAGTCCCCAGTGTTGACGTAACGGGCAGTGTGATGGTCTGCCCCAGTGTCCCCGTGAACAGTTGGTACTGGCTGCTGGCGTTGGTCAGGACGGTCGTGCCAGTGGCCGTGGCCGTGGACGTGAAGCCCAGCAAGGCCGCAGCAGCCGCAGGGGCGCTGGTTGCCCCTGTTCCGCCGTTGGCCAGCGGCAGGGTGCCGGAAACGTGGGTGGTCAACCCAATCTTGCCGTAAGATGGGGCCGCACCGACCCCGCCAGAGATCAGAGCGTTGCCTGTGGCTACGTCAGCAAGCTTGGACAGGGTTGTGGTGCCGGAGGCGTAGACGATGTCCCCGATGGTGTAGGACGTTATCCCAGTGCCACCACCAGCCGCGCCAACAGCGCCCCACGCGGGTGCAGCCGCCGAGCCAGCCGAGATGATGGTCTGGCCGGACGTACCGTAGTTTGCGCCGCCGATGCCAAACTGACCTGCGGAAGCAATGCGGAAGCGTTCCACTGCGGTTACGGTACCCGTTGGCGTAGTAGTAAACAGGAGGAAACCCGGCGAAGAGGTTGAGCTGACAGCACCGTCTGAATAGAAAAGCACTTGCGCCGTGTTACGGTAAGCTCCAAGTTCATCTCTTCCAGAGCCAGCAACAATACCAGTTATGGATTGTGTAGAAACCGCAGTCGGGGCAGCTTTTGTGCCTTCTGCGTATTGCAGCTTTATTAAAACTGATGAGGCGTAGTTTGTTTGATTGTACGTCCCACCATCAACCGACAGCAAGGCTGATGGTGTACCACCAATACCAAAAAAACCAGCAGAGGTTACGCGTACACGTTCAGCGCCAGCCGTAGCCACAGCCACTGTATCCGCAGCTGGGAAGAATATGCCCGCGTTAAGGTCGCCAGTGTGGGCAATTGAGGGTGCTGCGGCAGTGCCGTCTGCAAAGGATGCTTGGCCTGTAAAGGCGGGGCTGTCAGACAAAACAACAGAACCCGTGCCAGTCGATGTCGTGACGCCAGTTCCACCATTAGCTACGGGGAGTACCCCCGAAACGTGCGTGGTCAGGCCGATCTTGCCATAGGATGGCGCAGCGCCGACCCCACCAGAGATGATCGCATTCCCCAAGGCAACGTCAGCAAGCTTGGAGAACGTTTGCGTGGCCGAGGCGTACATGATGTCGCCAATAGTAAACGTGTCCAAGCCAGTGCCGCCCAAGGAAACTGGGATTGGCAGCGTGGTGGGCAGGCCCGCCCGCGTGGCCGCAATGATCTGGTTCAAGCTAATCTTGACCGAGCTTCCGGCCTGCACACCTTCAAAAAGCTCTGATCCATCCAGTCCGATGACCGCAGGGAGGTTTGGGATTTGTATAGAACTCATCAGATCGGTCCTGTCTCTGGAACTGTTGTGTTATCATACGGCAGATCGGCTTGAGTTGCCAGCGGCGCGGTTTGCGCTGCGGGGTCAGTGCCGGGCTGTTCGTTCAAGCTGCCATTGGCAAAGCCCGTCTGTTGGGTGACACGGTTGTTGTCGTTCTCAGTGATACGGAAATCCCCGCCCGGCACGGGAATGCCCGTCTTGGCATTGACCGTGTTGCCCTGCGTCATGCGGTAATCCGTCTCCGCCTGAATGTAATATTCGGGGCGGGCGTTCATAATTACGGGCGGATCGGCGGGCAGCACGATGGAACGAAGTTGTTGCTGCGGGGTGTCCATGCAGTGATTGCACACCAAAAGGCGCTTGTTGATCAGCCCCGCGCCAGCCCAGTCAAACTGCCACGACAGGTTCACATGGTTGTAAACCCCGCCACACCTGTCGCATACACCTGCGGCCTGTGGAGACTTTGCACTTATGCGGGCGCGGCCCAGTTTTGATGCGTATGACATTATCTAAAATAGCCCGAAATCATAGGACTTATATAAGTTGGAACCGCTTCCACGTCTTGATCTGCGGCGATCTGGTAGCTCTCGTCGGCCTGCGCCTTTAGCGCCACGGCCATCTGGGGCTGCCAGATGCGGGCCAGACGGTAGGCCAAGCCATCCGCAAAACATTCTAGCCAGCGGTAGGGAATTTCGACATTTTCGCCATTTTGCAGATTAGAATCTTGGACCTGCCGGACGCGGTAATACTTCAGGGTCGTGGCGGAAGACCCATCCGGCACGGGCCACAGCGTGATCGTGGGCGAGATTAGGCGGTCGAACCAGTACGATGTAGGGAAGCCCTGCTGGTCCTTGTTGGGGTAGGAGGCGTATTCCGTGCGTGAGATCGGCATGATCACGCGGTCAGGGCCATTGGCCGTGGTCGTATAGGCGTCCAGCACCATGATGGTGTTGCCGTCCACGGCGTAGGTGGATGTGCCTTGCACCAGTGCCACCGTTACCAGATCAACGGCCCATAAGTTTACACCTTGGTTCGACCACCGCGACAGCATCATGTTCGTCGCCATGCGGGCGCTTTCCATGTGTTCTTGAAGGACAGCCGCTGGCCTTACGCCGATGTTCTGGTAGGCATACAGGACGATTTCGCCCAGCGCAGGGTTGAACGCATATGTGCCGCTGGTGGTCATCTCAACACTTCCATGCTTTTAAGGACAGCGCCTTGCGTGTCGGCTTGCCCTTCTCGTCCTTCATCGGACCTTCCATGCCGCCCATCCTAGCACAAAAAGACTTCTTGCGGGCAGCATCTTTGTCGGTCTTTGGGTTGGGGGCTGGGGGCTTCAGGTTGTGGCCCTGCGCCTTGGCCGATGCGCGGCCTACGGCATTTAAGCCGCCCTTTGGGTCTTGCCCGGCTTTACGGGTCCACGCTGGGGTCTTCGCCATTCTTCACCACCAATCCCATTGCTGCAAGGGCATCAAGGCCATCCATGCCCACCACCACATTAACACGATCTGGCTGTGCTTGGATAGGATCAGATGTCGTGTAGCCTTCCAGTGGCCCAGAGGCTACCTGATAGTCTGTTGTGCCATCCGTCCAGATCGGCGCGGTGGCAGGATCAACGTTGGGATCGGTAAAGGTAGGCGGGCAAGCTATCGTTGTGGTTTCCATCAGTAAGCCCCTGTTTCGCCGTTGACCCAGCTTTCGGTGGATGTGATCTGCCCTGTGGTCAGGTTAGGTCCAAACCGCACGATCAGGCTGTAGATGCGTCCGTTGAAAGGCAACGTAGTCCCACCGCGACGACCAATGTAGAGCGGGTAAGCAAGGTAATTTCCAAAACCTTGATCGCCAGATGACGAAGCAACTTGAATACCATTTACTTGAAGCAGGGCCGTGTCTGTGGCAATTTCACAAATGGCTGTCAAAGTATTAGTTATAGGAGCAGCATAAGATGACGGTGTTGAAAATCCGGCGGGGGCAGCAGAACCCGATGATCTTAATGAATATGCAGCAGTTGGGGAGGAACTATTTGATAAGAACACTGCTCCAGCATTTGCTGCTATTGAAGCACTACTTTCTACTATACAACCTGTTGCAGCATCACTCAGCTTCCGCACCCCAGTAAACACTTGTACCTTGTTGGTGGCAGGTGTGATCGTACCCGTGACCATGCCGTCATCCACGCCGTCAAAGGCAAGATAGGATGCAGATGCAACGCCAGCCTGTGTGACTTCGTATTGCGACACGACCTTTTGGTAGGCGGTTACGGCGGGCTGTCGCTCTAGCTGTGCGCCCCAGATGTAGAATCCGCTTCCAGCCGTACCCGTGGTAACTAAGGTTGTTAGTGACAGTGCCGAGCATATGATGTGATATAATAGGTTTATACCCGATGCAGGGGTAGTGAAAGTGGCGGTACAGCGCCACCAGCCATCGCCCACATCTGTAGATGTAAGGGTTGCAGTGCCTGCATTTACTTGAGACGCGCCCGTGGTCAGGTTAAAAAAGCAAATCGCACCTACGACAGAAAAGTTTACGCAGATAAAGCTGCGTTCCGCCGCCTTAAAGTAGCCAGACCATGTATACGATGCAGAGAATAGAAAACCTTGTGGGTTTGCTGATAAGGCGAAGAATGAAGATGTGTTGGCTGTCTCCTGAACTTTATCCGCCGTGGTGGTGCCGTTTGGTGCTGTTATAACGTTAGCAGCAACAGTCACAGGGCCTGAGGTCTTATTCCAAACCGCATTATCAAACTGCTCCGTATAAGTGTATATGTTGCGCGTACCAACTATGGGGTTGATCCCGTAAATCGGACGCTGCGTGGATGTGGCTTGTGTGGCGTGGTTGCCACGGCCAGACTTATCCAGCATCTTGCCGACAGTCTGGTTAGGTGCAGTTACAGGCGTGGTCCCTGCGCTATCTTGGAACAGTGTGGTTAGGTCAGAGGGGTCATACCAAGCGCCGGGTTCTGCGGCTGCAAACAGGGAAGCGGGGGACGAAGATGCCCCACCGCGCACAAGGTTCATGCCAATCCCTACAAACATCTCAGTACAGAGCCACGATGCTGGTTGCTGTGGTGCCTGTGGCGTAAACGCGGGTTACCTGAATGGGCAGCAACGTGCCACCCTGAACGCCCACGAACAGGACGGAAGAGCCACCGTCAGCCATATCAACGGTGAGGTTGCCAGCCGCGCCAATGTAAAGCGCACGGGTGGGCTGACCGTAGATGGTAGCATCGCTGGTGGTTACCGCAGAGGCGCGGTGGGCCGATACCGTGGCGTCAGCGGAAAGATATGCGGCGGTTGCCATTGGGTGTCTCCTGTGGGGAGAAGGGGCCTTTCAGCCCCCTCTATTACTTTGCTTTGGCGGCGGCTGCCGACATCAATGGCATACCATGAACGGCCTGACCACCAATGACATTCTTGCTGCCAGTGGTGACGTGGGCGCTGGTATCTTCCGTCTTAGAAGGTTTCCCCACTGAAACAGTGGTCTTGACCGTCATGGCGGGCTTTTTGTTCCCTACACGCATCAGACGGTATCATGCTGTGGGATGTAACGGACGGTAATTGTACCAACGCCTGTGCCAGTGTTTGCGGACAGGACATAGATACGCTTGCCAGTGATAGTATCATCCCAGTTCTGGGTGCGGGTTGCGTCGGTGCCGGGCGTCAGGGCGATCAAACCAATGGCGCTACCTGCGCCGCCAACGACAAGTTCCGTAGCCGTGGCGCTTGTACCAACGCTAAACGTGGTAGTTGCGCCGTTCCATACCGTGGTGACCAGCATCTGGATGTTCAGGATGTGGCTGTTGGCCGGAAGCACGATGGAGGTTGCCAACGCAGTTGCGGTCAGGGCTTGGGTGATCGGGTAGGTCTGCGCCATGACCACCGAGCCAACGTTCTTGACGTTGCTGCCAATGGTGGTGCCGGAGGTATTGAGGATGTCGCCCGAACGGATGGGGCCTGTAAACGTAGTCTTACCCATTTTGGGTTCCTTTGCACGATGTGGCCGCACTGTCTGTGCAAGGTCCGCTGGGCGCGGTCAGGGCGGCAATAAAACCCAGAAGGAAAGAAGGGGGCCGCAGCCCCCTCCAATTTATTTTTACGAGGGGGTTGAACCCCACACAGAACGCCAGTTATAGTAGCTGAACGAGTAACGTTCATATCCTTTAACCAACAAGTTATCTGTGACAAAATCCACTTGCATATCTGTTTCAAACTTTACGCGCTCCATATATGAAAGCCCGTCAATGTTTGTCAGCAGGAACCAAGCAGATGCCGAAGTGAAGAAGTCGTTGACCATGTAGCCCTCTGGCAGACCGCCAGCGGTGGACATGATCGCGTTCACATCGTTGTCAGCCGTGCCGGGCCGCAGTTCCGTCTTCGTCAGGCGGATGGCTACGGGTTCCAGTTGCGGCGGGACAATCAACTTACGACCACGAGCGAAGACCTTCAGGCCAGCCTGATCTTTGAAGGCGGTACGGATACCGATCATGCCGTTCAGCAAGGTTGCTTCGTTCAGTTCCACTTGGGTGGACGGGGTGTTAGCCACCACGCCGCCGTCGATGGGGTGCGACAATGACAACAACGCCACACCGTCACCACCGATTGACGAGTTGTAGGTCGTCGCGGTGTTGAAGATGTTTGCCGCGTAGATTTCCTTGGTCTGCTGGAAGCTTTCGATCAGACCGAGGTTTGACGGCTGGAACTGTGTTTTGTACAGGTTGTCGTCGATGGCCTTGCGAGTGATCGCGTAGCCCAGACCGATTTCAACATGCTCTTGGTTGTAGATGTAACGTTCGCCAGCGCCGTTGTCGAAGGACGTTTGTGCGCCTTCGGTCTTCAGTTGTGCGAAGCCCAAGAAGCGCATCTCAGCGGTGCGTTCCAGCGCCATCTTCGAATTGTGCTTGGTGAACATCTTGTCGTACTGAGATGGGATCATCTCGTACTTGCCCTCAATCCCACGGAGGCCGGGGAGCAGAAGGTCTTTAATCGCAGAAAGATTAACAGCCATTTCTTATGCTCCTTACATGCCAGCGAAGTTGCGGGGCATAGCGTTGTTGAAGGCCACTATGATTGCGTTGTAGCCAGAGGTTGCATCGTTGCCGTTGATGCCCGAAAGCGGCGAGGATTGACCCGGCAGGTAGTTTGCCAGAGCAACAATGCGGAACGGAAGTGCCGCGTTTGCGCCCGTCACACCAGCCGAAGACAGCGTGTACTGGTCAGCAAACATGGTCGAAAGGCCATTGGCGGTGTTGCCATTGGTTTCGCTTGATGCGGTGCTGTCGTTCCAGTTAAAGCCGATGTTCTCGCCAACTTGAGCTTGACCCACTGCGGTGGCGGTGGTGTTCGAGTTCGCCGTCTGCACCGCAAAGCGGGCGTTGGGGTCGGTGATGACGTAGGCTTCGACATCGTTGGTGGTGTCCGAACCGGGCCAGTAGTTGGACCAGACGGTGCGCTTCTGCGATGTGGACAGGTACTTGCAGCCAGCAAACACGCCAGAGACAGGAACGTAGACCGTAACCACAGGGGTCGAGGTTGCCGAGGTGGCGGCGGTTGCCGTGGTGCTTTGAACCACAACAGTCGTGGAGGTGGACGACACCACGGTGAAGGCACCGTTCGGAACGCCAGTTGCGTTGGTGACAACCACAACCGAACCCACTGGGGGCGCGTAGTTGGTTGACGCAAAGGTCGGGATGTTGGCAGTGCTGGACGATACAGCGGTGTAGGTGATCGTCATTGCGCCAGTTGCTGCGGTGACAATACCAGTTGCGGACACCGTCAGGGTGACGGGGCCAGTTGCCTGCGCGATGTAGCCAGTGCCAACGCCAGTGGCGTTCGAGGCTTGCATGACGGGATCGTTCAGGAAGATTGGGGTCGTGTTGCCGGACGCAATGGCAGCCATCGTCTGCTCATAGGTCGGAGCGGAACCAGCACCACGGTACTGGGTAAAACCGTTTGGCGCAAAGGTGTTCGCCATGTCGGATATCTCCTTTTCAGGAGTTCCATCATCGCGCACCGGGGCGAGGGTAGAACGGGGGGGATTGTGCAACCTCCCACACCGAGGGGAGATAAGCGTACAATATACATGATTTTGTGTGGTTGTCTAGCGGGGGTCTTCCTCACCCTGAGCGCATGGACCGTGGAGTCCTGCCTTCTCTACCCCGCACAGGGCCTGATCTGGTTGCGGAGGGAGGGGTTGAACCTCCGGCCTTTCGGGTATGAACCGAACGCGCTACCACTGCGCCACTCCGACAAAATTGGTTGACCGTCTTTCCGGCCTGTCAGCCCCGCTACGCAGAGCATGTCCCAACCACGAGACTGCGACAAGTTGTTACTGGATGTCGCCGGATTTGTCAATGACTGGCATGAACACCGACACATGAGGTTCCAGTTTGTCCCAAGCTTCTTGGATGGCGGGCGTCCCCTCTGACCTGATGGCCTTACGGAGACGCTCTATGTATTTGTAGATCGTGATGGGCTTGATCATTCTGGGATCGGGATCGCCTCGTACTTCTTGCTGATCTTGACCAGCGGGTCGCCTTTGTTCGTACGATCAAACTCCCCGCCCTTTGCATTGGTCAACTGCGCTTCCTTGTCGCGCATCTGGGTGCGGGCCAGAAGCAGCGCCTTGCGGTTGGCTTCCTGCGTGATCTCCAACGGGCGCTCCATCAGCACCATGCCCTTGCGGGTGATATCCCCGCCCTTGTAGCCCATCGGCATCAGTTCTGGGTGACGCGATGCTGGCACGATCTCCCAGCCCTTGCGGGCCAGTGCCACTTGGTGGGCGGGGTCTTCGGCACCAAGCACGGTACGCATCTTCCATTCGTAGGACCACCCGTCTGGGATGATGCCCTTCTCAATGTAGTATTCGTCGGTGCCATCGTCACCCAGATCGGTGTCATGGCCACGCAGTTCCGCAGCACGGCGGGCGGCACGTTCGCGGGGGTCTTCTGCGGTGGTGGCGTTGGGGCGCATTTCGGGGCGGAGTGTCATTGAATTTTCCCTTCCTTCTTGAGGGCCACTTTGTTCTTGGCGTAATCCTCTGGTTTCATTCCCATCATCTCGGCCATCTCACGCTCTGCGGCAGAAAGACGCACCACGTTAGAGCTTGCAGATTGGCCTCCGCGATTTGCAGGCGCAGCGGCGGGGGCAGCGTCACGGCGGCGGACGGCCTTTGCAGCGTACTGGTCATCAGTGTCGTTTTTAGGCGTCACCTTTAGCGTTTCTTCGATGGCCTCAAAGTATTCGTCGGTGTCGGTGGGGATACCATCGGCCACGGCGAGGTTGTGGGCGGCGATCATCTTGGCGTTTAGGCGCTGATCCCGCACAAATTCGGGGTGCTTGCGAACCCAATCTGCGCTGCGGGGGGATAGGCGGCTGGCAAAATCCTCCACAAGGTCTGCGGGGGGCATTTGCGGTTCGGGCTGGCGCGGAGCGTTCTCCATTGCCTGACGGCCATTCTCCAGTTGAAGCAACTTGGCTTCGTTGGCCGACATTTCCCGTTGGATTTTGGTTGCGCGGTCAAAGTCACCACTTTGCAGGGCGTAGGTATGCGCCTGACTAAGCAGTTCAATGTCCCGGTTGACCGTGTCGATGGCGTTGACCACCAGTTGCAGGTTTGTGTCGTCCACTTCGCTCTTGGCGCGGTGGGTTTCACGGTTTGCCTGATGCGCTTGCTGTTCCGCCTTGATGCGGCCAGCCTTTTCTTCTGCAAGTTGGCGCTTTAGCTCCGTGATATAAGGTTCTTCTTCCTGCGGTTCTTCTTCCGGCGGAAGTTCCAGTGTGATTTCGTCTTCGTCTTCCATGGGGGTTCCCTTCAGTACACGGCATCGGGGTCTTGTACCCGGCCCTTGATGTTTACGTCGTCGAAGATGCGGCAGAGGACGTTGTTCACGGTGATGGACCAGCCGTCAGACGGGCGGAAGATCAGCCAATCGTGGTCGTGAAATTCCATACCTTCGAACCATGTGCCGTCCTGTTCGAACGCTTTGGGGCCGCGCTTAACCAACAAGCCGACCTTGGACTGGTATTTGTCCTCATCAACGTGGCTGTCCGTAAGGATCAATCCACTTTTTGTTTTAGTTGGGCGCAAATAAGTCGCCAAAAGGACTTGATTGTGGAATAGTTCCACATTAGATATGTCGCCAAGTGCTTCTAGGATGGTAAGCTTTGGGTCTGTTTCGTGCAACATGGGCATATGCGGCATGGTTAATCCTTCAGAGGGTTTTGTTGACGATTGTCTGGGCGTCATCGCAAAGTTCAATGACCATATCCAGCGCGGCGATCTTGCCGACCGCCTCGCGGTATTCTTCCATAGATGTGATAGAATGCCCCCCAACAATGTTGGTGGCGATATGATGGCGTTCTTCGCTTATCATCCTTCGAAGCTCACGTTCGAAAACGCTGCTTGCCGTCTGGATCATTCTAATCACTCATCATTGGCGTGACCCCCAACATCCGGAGAAATGCTGGGGGCCACAGTTAGGTGCAGGGAGGGCGCACCTTATGCGTTATTACCATACTCGTCGATTTTTTCAAGGCGACCTTTGCCGCCGCCTGCCCCATACTTCATTTTGGGGTAGACCTTACCGCCATCCTTGCGACCCATCATGGGCGGCATGGGAGCGCCGGGGCCACCCGGAGGGGGCATTGGGCCTTCTCCAGCGGCACCAGCCATAGCAGCGCCTAGACCGGGCGGCAGCGACATGCGGGCGGGCGGTGGTGCCATTGGCATCGGGGGCGGACCACCAACGGGGGGCATTGGGGGCATCGGCATCGGAGGCTGGATACCCATGGGCTTGTTCGGCGTGTGGGGCATCACGTTGATGCTGATGTTCGTGGTGCCCTTGGTACGGCCACCAGTAGCACGGGCTGTACGCTTGGCGTCCTTGAAGTCCTGCGCTGACGGCGCACCCTTCTCGCCGGGCTTCCGCATCTCTTCGCCACGTTCACGCTTGGCATGGATGTTGGCATAGAGGCCGCCGCCAGCTTTCATGCCAGCCGAACCGCCGCAAGCTTTGCACATGCAGTCTTTGTCGTGGGCAGCCTTGCCGCCAGAAGCGCGGCGTGTCTTGTCGCCCATGTCGCGCAGGGATTGACGACCTTCTTCAGCCGTCCAATAGTCATTAGAAGGTGCCATATGCGGGGCTGGGCGACCTGTTCCACCAGCGTTCATCTTGGTGCGACCGCCAGCCTTCAGGCCCTTCATGGACTTCTGGCTGTCGTGCTTGTCGTCGGCCTTGGAGGCTTCCCATTCCTTCATGGACATGCCGCGCTTGGCTGCAAGCTTCTTGTCCTGCATCTTGTCCTTGGCAGAACCTTCCCACTTGCCAGCCATGCCGCCCTTTTTGTATTGCGCGGCAGCGCCCGTGCGTCCCGTCATAAGTTCAAGCATACCACGGTTTTGTTCGCTGCGCTTTTTCTGATCATCTGCTTGGGCTTGCAAGGCAGATGTTCCCAAGGCCTTCATGGTTGCGGCAGACACATCTTCCGGCAGGGGAGAGGTGGTGATCTTTGCAGGCTGCATGACGTTTGTTACGGGACGGGGCATTGGGCGTGGGCTGGTGGTCATAGTACCAGATGCTGCGGTGGCGGAAGCCTGTGGGCGCTTCGGCGGGATCGGGCTGGTGGTCGGTGCTGCGCGGGACTTTTTCTCAGCGCGGGTTAGGAAGTGACGGGTAAAATTGCCATCTTCACCTTCAACCAAATCGTAATCCACACCTTCTTTGTATCCGTCATCATCAGAACCGCCAGACGCCTTCTTGGCACGGCCACCATCCTTGCGGCGGGTCATGTCGCCCTTTTGGCGTTGTTCGGCTTCCCATGCAGCTTGCTGCTTTTGGGCTTCGTTAAAGCTTGCTTCTTGCTTGGCGCTGACCTTGCGACCGTTCATGGTGGTCATCGGTTCCGAAGCTTCGCCAGTTTTTTCTGGGCCAACGGTGTCCAACTTGGCACCATCAACAGCGCCGTAGGTTTGATACCCAGCACGGCCACCGCGCTTCATGCCGCCAACGTGCTTGACGCCTTCGCGCTCTTCGTTGGCGTCTTTCTGGTTGGTGTTGGCAAGACCGACCTTCTGTTCAAACCCACGCGGGGTGCGGGACAGGTTGGTCTTGGCCTTCTCGCCCTCAACCTTGCCACCAGCTTTGAACGCACGGCGCGAGATCGGGCGCATACCCGTCTTGGCATCTGCGTTCAGCTTTTCATCTGGGGTCCAAGTGGAGCTATCCACCTTCCCGCCAGAGCTTTCGATCATGCTCTGGGCCTTCTTGTTTTTTGCTGCTCGCAGCGCCTTGAAATCCATGTTGCGATCCTCTGAGGTTATCCGGCGTCCCGGTCGTGATCGAGAGCATACAACGAAGTGAGCGACATTGCACGTTCCATGTTTTTGGTCTTCTTAGGGACAGTGCCACCCGACGCAAAGCCATACTTGCTTTTGCGATCTTCCTCGGCTTGCTTGACCATATCAACAATTTTCTGGGTCACCTTGACTGCGGGGAACTTTGTCATCAGCGTTTGCTGTATTTCGGTAGCGGTCTTTGCGCCACCCAGACTATCCGCAAAAAGCTGTGCCGCAGGAACCAGCGCCTTAAACCGACCTGCATATCCCCGTGTCGGCAGGCCGTGGGTGTATGTGTCGTGAGAAAGGAACTCATCGTTTGCCCGAAGGTCGCGTGTAGGGTCCAAGTGGGTGAGCATGTAGCCGGACGACAACTGGGGTTCGGCAAAGAGTTCTGGAACCGTGTTGGCAAAGCGGGCGGACGCAACGTTCGGGAAACCCGTAGATTGCCACCGGACGCTGTCAAGATTTTGGACAAACTTGGAAACGTCAGACCCCGGTCGTGCTTTTAGCGCAACCGTAAATGCCCCCTTCTTTCCCTTGATCTTGGATGGCTGACGGTAGAAAAAATCATGCACCTCGTTTGTGTTCATAATGCCGGGCCACGGCAGGGGGTAGGCGTCGCTGTGGGGGAATTTTTTACGCATCTCGTCGTCAAAGGCCGCAATATGCTCTGACTTGATGGGCAAGTTTGGCACCATGCGGATGATGGAGTGCAACAGCATGTTGGAACTGTCGGCAGACTTGTGGCCCATCAGGGTGTGGATGCCGTACTGTGGAAATTCGTCGCCAAACTCCGAGATGCGACGCTGCATACCTTTTGATGCGCCCTGACGCGACCGCCAACCCGTGCCTTCGTTTGCTCTGGCAAACTCCGAACGACCATAGTCGCCGCCCCCAACTTGGCTGACCGGATCAGTCAGGGCCACGTTGTTGTGGCCCATCAAAACTGTGTCGGCTGGGGTCTTGTCCCCCAGAAGGGGACGCAAAAAGGCACCTTCTCTTTGCATTTTTTCAATATCGGCAATTTTTGACGGCATCAGGTTATTTTTTGACCCATAGTCAGCCGTCATTTGCTGGAAAGGCGTGTTTAAGTAACCGCTTTTTGGGGTATTTTTGATGTCAGACAAAACCGGAGGCGACGTCATAAGCCTTGGGTCGCGCATCATCAGCCCAGCGCCTGACCTTTTAAACCCAGTCTGGGGAAGATTCTGGATCGCCTGCTTTACAAATTGGGTGTTGACCCCACCATGCACTGTTTCCAGCAAAGCTTTGTACAGCGGATGTTCTGATAGGGGCGGCTCGGAAACAGTGGCAGGTGCAGCAAGGTCAACGGCACCCTTAGTGCTGTACCCAATCCGGCCACCATCCTTGGCGTTCCTCATGGCGTTCATCACGTCATCATGCGTGGTCGTGGCGTTCTCGGCCTTGTCCCAGATCGCGTGGTGGGTCAGGTGCTGGCGGTAGGGTTCCAGTCCGGGGTCCATCTTGGGGTTCATGGCGGCCTGACGGGCGGCAAGCCTGTCGATGACACCAAAGCCGCCCTTGTTCGTCATGGGCGTTGCTTCTTTGGTTTTTTGGATACCAGTCTGCAACTTCACCTGACGCGCATCAAACGTGGGCATGTCCCCACGGCCCAGCAACGACGCAATGAACCCAGCCTTGGCCACGCCGATGCCATGCAGGTTTTTCTTGCTAAAATCTTGCCACTCGGCTGTTGGGGACTTCCCCATCAGGTTCCGGGCAACCATATCGCCCACTTGTTTGTAGTGGGGACCAAGTACCTGTGCAGCCCATGGCAAAGCAGAGGCCTCAGTCGTTAAGCCAAACGGTGACATGACGCGCTGGGCGTGTGCCACGGCCTCTTCATCAACCTGACCACGCTCTGCGGCATCCAAATACCGTTGCCCCATCGGGCTATGCAACCATTCCCCCATCGCACCTTCGGGCCGGATCATTTTAGCGGTTGTGGGCGGCAACATCAGGCCGTTTTCACGCACGGAATCGGCACTTTTCTGTCTGCGCTGGATGGATGCCCGGGTGATGGCGTAGGCTTTGATCAGATCGCGGGGCGTCAGGCCCTGCTTGACCGCACGGTTGGCGGTTTCGTCCATAAATGCGCCAAATTTCTCCACATGGCTGGGAATTTCGGGCAAACCTTCCAGTTCGGCGTGGACATCCTTCAACGGACGCCATTTCCAATCGTCCATCTTGGGATTTTGCGGGTCTTTGTACCGGGCGACCTTGCCAAGGGCCTTCTTTACAATGTCGTCCATGTCACTTCCCCTTGGGTTTCAGCGCCATTGTAGCACCAGTGCCGTCTTTGGTGAAGCGGCGTGTTAAGGCGAGGGCGGCAGACACATCCCGCGCCTTTGGGATGGCACCTCCATACTCGTACTTGTTCACCACCTGCACGGGGTCGTGGTGGAACATGACGTAGTTGTGGCTGCCCGTAGCATTTATTGTACCGCGGCTTCCAGAATCAAGGTATTTGATACCCTTTAAACCAGCGGCCTGCATAGCATTAGCCGCACCTTTTTTGCTTCCAGTATGGGCAACCAGCCTATTATGCAGGTCTTCACCTGTCATGTTGCCCCAATGCTCCAAGGGCGGACCTGCGTCTGTGTGCGCCTGTTCTTCTTCTGGAGTAAGGACGTGGGTTTCAGGTTCGTAAAACTTGTCCATGTCAATAGGACGCATTTTGGATTGAAGCGCATTTCTACGTTGTTCAATGTCTTCATGGCTGGCATAGCCAAGCTTACGCGCCACCTCTGGTTGCTCAGACAGCGGCTTATCCCAGTCCAGCAGTTCTTCCGGCTTAACGTTCAACTTGACCTTGTACATGTGGCCTTTGGGTTCAGCCCTAACCTTATCAATCAAAGACTTTGCTGCATCAAAATGATGCAGGCCATCTTCAAATCTTTGGGCTTCACTCATGAAAAAATCTGGATCGTTTGACGTTTTGGAGTAATCCCTAAAATCTTTTATATGGTCAATTTGTCTCTTTTTGTCTCTGTCCATATCTTGCTTAAATCTTTCGGTATCCCCCGACCTAAGATCGTAAGCAAAGTTGTTGAAGAAATCCTTTACTTTTTCATATCCATTTGTGTTTGGGTCAATCAACTCTTTAGTTTTTTTGTCAACTATATCAAATAAGTTTTTGTTTAGAGCGATTCCATTTCTGTAAGACTTTGCCACCTTTTCGTTTGCCGCAAAATACAGCCCATGCCCATAGGCTTGAGCGCCTTCGCCCGTGCCAAGCTTGCCGATGTCGAACTGGTCAAAGCTGTGCGGGCTGCCGTGGTAGGCGGTGATGCCATCGTCACCTTCAACATCACCGCCCTTGCTAAAAGCGAAATCTGTCTTTTTTCCGTACACAGGGTTCTTTGCATAGACCAGCGGGCCGATGTGCAGGGCCTCGTCCGCAGCCATGACAGGTTCTTGCGTTTCGCGGTCGTAGAAATACGAATGCCGTTCCGGGTCCATCCCTACCTGACGCCACTGGGGGTCGTTGTGGACCGCCTGCGACAGCTTAAACGCATCCTCCGGGGTTGTTTTCTTCCAGTTCCCGTGAACCGTTGCAATCGTGGCCTTGGGCTTCCCGCTTGCAATGTTCAAAGCGCCCGTTGGGTGGACCCCAAAGCGCGGATTGTCGATATGCGCCACGCTGTCGTAGCCGATCACCTCACCTGCCGTGAAGTCTGTCTTCGGATGATGGACAGAAACAACCCATGTGTTCTTCTTCTCGTACGCCGGAATGTCGAGGCGCACCGCCACGGGCGTACCTTCCCCCAAACGTCTTGGGGCAAAGGCTTTTGGCTGCTTGTCCTTTGTCAGCGCGTCGTGAACTTGCTGATCGGACGCAGGGGGAACTGGTGCTGCGTACGGTGAAACGGGTTTGATCTTGTTGACCAGTGCCGCGTGTGCCTCGCGTGACCCTGTCCCTGCCTTGATTGCTTGTGCAGATGTCCAAAGACCCTTTTCACGAAGGGAGCCTGTCGCGCCGCCCTCTTCCTTCCCAACCGTGCCACCTTTGGACAGCGTGGGCTTGGACGTGAACATGCCTGACGGGGGCATCCCGGCGGTTGGGGCCATCTTTTGTTGTCCGACAAAGGCAGAAGGCGCACGTTGGACCTTGGGTTCCACAAAACCTTCCGGCCCAAGGCCAAAATGCCTGTAGATTGCCTCCATCTGGGCGCGTTCCTCGGGTTTGATAAACTCCGCACCCTCGTGAAGCGCCCAAATGGGCATGACGCCAAGTTTTTGGGGCGAGTAAATGGTGTTTTCGGCGCTGGCGGTTTGGTTGTGTTCGCCGTTCGGGCCAAAGTTTAACAGGCTGTTCTGCCCACGGGTTTCGGCACCAAGGGCAATGCGGGCCAGCGGGCTGTACATGGCCGCATGGGACCGCCATGCGTTCTCTTCGCCGTCACCACGGAAGCCTAAGCCCTCCTTGACGTGCCCAAAGTAGTCGTGGACGGCCCGGAAAAGGTCGTTGAACACCACAGGTTGGCCGTTCCAACGTTCACCGCTGTCGCCAAGCAGGGGGTTGTTCTCGTGGCCCTTGGGCTGCTTGCCAGTTCCAAAACCGCCCTGCACAGTCGGGTAGACAAACATATGTTTGTTGTTGTTTACGTCCTCGGTCATCAGGCGCGGTTGCCCATAGTAGGGGTCTTTGCTGACATCAGGATAGAATTCCATCTTGACCCCAGCTTTTTTGATCATGCGGTATTGATCCAGTGTCTCGCGCTTCATTGCATCGTACGCCGCGCTGACCAGCGGGTGCTGCGGGAAATGCGCCATGTCGGCATAGGCGTCCGAAATGCGCTTGCCGAGGTTAGGATCAACCCTCTTGTAGATCGTGGGCGGGCTGTAGTCGATGCCAGCCTGCTTGGTGTAGTCGCGGGCTACCTGCCGGATTTCGGGGTTGTGCCCTGCGGTAACCTTCATCCCAAGCTTGGGGATAAGGATATCCTTGGGCAGGCCCTGAAGGTCTACCTCGCCGTGTGGCGAAAGCGGTGCAGAAAGAACGCTTTCGCTTCCTCGTATTCCTCCTGCGTTGGGTAGTCCTCCCGCTTGGGGGCCATTTTCAGGACGTGCGGGGGCAGTTTCAGTTGTTGCATCAGGTTCTCCATCTACTGTGCCACCACGCTTGAACGTACCAAAGCCGTTCTTGAGGATGGACTGGCGGGCGGTTTCGGTCATGGGCAGGGAAAGACCCTTGTAATAATTATCAGTGCCCTCTTGGCCGGGCATCTCATATGGTTTTTCGGGTTGGATCGACGGGTCGTGCTGTTGCAGGAGCTTCAACGCGCTTGGGTGGACGATGTTGTTGTAGTAGTCCACCATGCCGTGGCCGCCGAGGTGCATATCGGGTTCTGATATGGCGCGGCTTGATGCTCCACCAAAAGTTGTCGGTTCTTGTGACAAGAGGGCTTTGGCGTGTTTTCGGCCAAGCTGGCTAATCAGTTCCTTTTCATCCTTGATGAGGATTGGATCAAGCGATGCACCAGACTCTTTGTCCTGCGTGTAAAGGTAGCCCAAGGTATCAGTCATACCAATGGGGACGTGCAGCTTGGCGCTGGATATGGGCTGACGCTGCCCATAAAGGTCAGCGTTGGCTTCGCCCGGGGCAAACACCACACGTTTGTATTTTCCATTTTTGGCGGCTTCGGTCAGGACGTGCTTCAGGGCCAGATCGGTCCATTGCTGGGTGTTCCCAACATATGGGGCCTGCGGAACCTTCTCATCCCTAACATCCCCATAGTTTAGATTGTCAGCGTCAGGGTGGGTGCGGTAGGCATCCCACATGGAACTGTAGTTGGGGTGTCTGGACACGACTTCTTTGGTGCCTTTACGGACAATTTCGTGGGGGTTTTTGGTGTCGTAGAAGCCCTGTTCACGACCTTCTTGCCCCCAGTCGGACTGCACCTCTTGGACAAAAAGGCCGTTGCCCCCAGAAAGGTCTTTCATGCGAACGTGGGCGACGACGTTCGGAACTGACCAATGGGAAGATTGAAAATCTTTATTACTTGGTGGGGTTTCGGGGGAATAGGTAAGGGGATATTGGCGCAAGCTGTCGCGGATAGGTTCCATTCCGGGCTGTTCGGCTGCACGGTTCATCCGATCAATGAATTCGTGTGCATCTTCCGCCGTGTCAAAATCCCTAGGATATGCACCAAGCACCCTATGGTTTACTTCTCCGCCCGCAGACGGCAGGTGCAGCAAGTGTTCGCGGTAGTTATCGCCAACATCAAGGGTCCACTTTCCGTACTTTGTACCGCCCTTGGGCATGGTCTTGTTGTGAAGATCATGCCAACGGGAGATTTGATCTTCATTCAATCTATTGTTTACACGTTCCCATGACAGAAGGTTGTATTCCCTCCTTTCATCTTGGGTATGACCAACTGCGGGTATATTTTGGTATTTCTCCACCCGCACGTCCGGCGCGGCATCTTCAAAATGTTGCGCCAGCTTTTCCTTGGAAATGATGTTGCCAGCCGGGCGGCCAGCGTTTGCCAGTTCGGCCTGCTTCACGCCTTTGCCCTTGGCAGCAACCGCCAGCAACTGATCAACGCTGCCCTTAAGCTGCGGCTGGTTGCGGATGGCCTCTGCGGCCCTAGAGCGCAGTTCCATCTTGCCACCATCTTCGGCGTGGATGCGGCCACCTGCGGCCTTTGTCATGTCGGGGCTGTCTGATGCCATAGCCGAAACTTTGTCTGGGTGCATGGGACCATCAGCTTCCTCTGCACCATTCCAATAGCGAACCTCCGCCTTCACGCTTGGAATCCCCATTGCGTGGGCAACCGCCACCCGTGTATTTCCTTCAAGGACAAAAGGCTGGCCGCGATGGTTTACCGCCACCACAACTTTGTTGCCCTTTTGGTGGGGGTCAAAACCCTCTTTGCTGACCGACGACATCAGATCGTCAAACCGTGGTTCGCCCGCAACCCTTTTTTCATTGTTGAGCGGTTCGATGGATTTTAGGACGTGGGTCGGCAGGAACAGGTCTGACTTGCCACCCATCCACCCTGTTATAGCCCCATCAATCCCCTTCATTCGGGGGTACTCAAATGCGTAACTTTGCTTTTTGGCAAGCCAATCGCCGCCTGGGTTGTCCTTTACAAAATCAACCTTGCCACCACCAGCATGGACGGCGCGGGGGACGTTGGGCAGGTATTTGGACGGGGCGATCTGGCCACCAGCGCGGTTCACGGCCTCAACGTGGCGGGCGAACTCCATTGCGCCACCCGTGGATGCGCTTAGGTGTGCCAGATGGTCTAGGCGGGGGTCAAAGCGGGCGAACTGGGAGCGGATGTTGGTGGGGTCAGACACAAGCTCAGATGGCGACTTATTGGAAACATTCATCCCACCGTAAGGAGACAGGTTGCCCATTTTTGCTGTATAAGTCGTTCGGCCTACGCCATACTTGTTCAGTACCTGTTCAGTCTTGCTTGGCGGGAACTGGTCCAAGTGGGTCTGTAGCGGTGCTGCCACCTTCACACCAGTTGGCGTTCCGTCAATCGAAGACCAATATGGTTTTTTGGTGCTGCCCTTGTACAAGTCTTTGATAATGTCTGCTTCGGGGGTTCCTTCCAAAACAAGGGCAGTACCATTTAAGGTATTGCCTTTTGTCATTGCTGGGTAAACTTGCGCGCCATTACCTTCTGCATACAGGTTTGCAAATTCAGGGTCTTCCGCAAGATGGACACCTGCCATGTTCATCTGCATACCCTTACCTGCTCTTCGCGCCTCAAAGGCAGAGAGGTTATTATTGCCGCCATGATATTTTATTTGATCATCAAACCCCATCTGCTTGGCCCGCTCCATGCGGCTGGCGTAGTCCATAGGCAGGTCCATGCCCGTGTTGCCGCTGGTGTAGTGCTGGTGAAGGCGCTGCGGGTCAGCCTGTGCCATTAGGTCGTCGGTGACCTCTGACGCCCGCCCCTGCCGAAGCAGATCGGCAACATAGTCGGCAATGTTTTCGGACGTTTTGTCCATACCCTTGGCCGTCAGGAGTGCCGCCCGTGCTGCCTTATCCATCACTTACGTCCCTTTTGAACCTGCATGGCCAGTTTGACAGCATCCAGCGCGTGTTGCTGGGCCTGCATGTCTTTCTCGTGCTGCATCCGAACCGCATCGTTCATGCTGTCGCGGTCCATCTTCATCTGCTCCAAGCGGATGTCGTTCTCACGGTCAAGGTCGCGGTTTTCGTCGTTTGCCATGTCGCGCTGGGACGACAGTTGCATCTGCTTCGCCCTGTTCTGCTCCGTCATCATTTTGATCTGGAGTTCCTGCGGGTCTTTGCCAGCGGGGCCAGCAACGCCCGTGGGCGTCTGCGCCTTGGCCATGGCAGCCTGCGCCCGCATCGTGTCGGCGTCAGCCTTCTGGTGGGCAATCTTGAGGTCTTCCATGCCCTTGAGCATGTCGGGCGATGGTTGGTTGCGCTGGTCTTCCGGCTTGAGAAACTGCTCAGGGTTCGACCAGCCGATGGCGCGAAGGGCGGCCTTGTCGATGGCCAAGGCGTCATACATGTCGGGGCTGGCCGATTGCAACTGCTTGAGCGCCATGACCTTCATCAGGCGCTGGCTGTGCGACGACGTGTTGGGGTCGGCTTGCGGCACCAGTTCCACATCGGTCAGGGCTTGCAGGAACAGTTCCTCGTTCCACACAATGGTGGGCTTGCGGTTGCGCTCCCAGAAGCTTTCGGGGTGTTCGCGGAAGCACTGCACCAGCAGCGAGAACTCTTCGGCCTGCGCGCTGTGCATACGTTTGTGGACCGCGTTCATAATCTTGGTGGCCTGTTCAATCATGGCCAGCGTGGTGCCAACAGGCGCATCGGCACGGCCCTCACCCACCTGTGCTTCGCTGGTGCCGCCCACGCGCATCCCGGTCTGCGACATGTTCTCCACCAGAGACATCAAGGCACCAGAGGGTTCCTTGTAAGGCAGCGGCATGATGGCATCGCTGATCTTCTGGCCACCAGTCTTGACCTGCGCCCCACCGCCCGGCGGGACACGGAAGATGTTGGTGTTCTGACGCGCCCCAACGTCGCTGATCAGGAAGCCGGGGAAGTTGGCGTACATGCCAGCGTCCAGAAGTTCCCGCCACGCGGCGGTGATGGCGTTGGTGGTATTGCCGAGGATATGCAGAAGGCCGATGTCGTAGAAGCCCAAGCCCGGCACGAACGTGTACTTGACGAACGTGGTGCGGGCTTCCGGCAGCATCCCCGTGTCGGGCTGGTCGTAATTGCGGGTGATGGACAGGATTTCGCGGGACGACACGTCAATGGTCACACGGTATGGGATTTCCAGCCCCGTGACCTTGCCCTTGAACTTGTGTTCGAACTTCTTGATGTCCAGTTCGCAATAGATTTCGTAAATCTCGCGGTCACGGTCTTCTGGGTTGGCGGACGTGGTGGTGACGCCCTGCTGGGATGCCTTGGCCTCGGCGGCAGCGTCCGGCGTGACTTCCATCGGGGTGGATAGGTCGATGTCACGGTAGACGCCAAGGATTTGCAGGCGCTTGACCGTGGACGGCTTGAGCATCACGCGGTGCGTAATCCGCATGGCGGTGGACAGGTCGGTGGCGCTGTTGTTGACGATCAGGTTGTCCGCATCCACGCTGTCAGACGCCGGACGGTTCCGCAGCGGGCAGAAGAACACCTTCTTGAACGAGGTGCCGCCAAAGCCCAGCAAAAGAAGCATCCGATCAGTGTCAGGGTAATATTCCCGTGCCGTGCTGGTCAGGAAGTGGTTCATGTCCTTTTCAAACGCATTGGCAATGTCGTCGCGCTGGGTGGTGGTACCATTGGCATCATCGCGAATTTTGACGGGACCATCGGTGGGAAGAAGCTCTGACCTTGCGTTGGCCTGAAAGCGCAGCACGGCCTCTTGCAGCAACGGATGCCGAACCTTGGACATGCCCTCAATCGGTGCGCCATCGCCCGTGCCTTGGATGCCCGGCAGTTCGATCTTCAAGCCCAGAAGCTTGATGCCTTGGGCGCGATCTTCAATCCATTCGTTCCGGCTTTCCAGATCGTCTTGGACACCACGCAACAGGTCTTCCACAATCCGCGACAGTTCGCTGTCATCAATCTTGCTGGACAGGTTGTCAAACCAGCCTTCGGGTTGGCCCTCGGCATCTTCGGCGTCCGCAATGGGCTTGCCGTCCAGCGACAGGGTGATGGACCCATCGCCGTGGTCGATCTTTAGGATTGCACCGTTTTCGTCCATTTCTGGGACATCAACACCCTCGCCGTCCTGTTCAATCTGGACATCCATGTCGCCCAGTTGGTCTGGTTCGCTGTCGCCAAGGATGCGGATGTTGGGGTTCAAGCCAGACATAGGTGGTCCCTTTCAAGGTAATGGCCGTGCCATTGTATCAGGCACGGCCACCCTTGTCATCACTCATCCAGAAACAGCACCGCAGCCGCCAGATAGTTGATTGCCCCAAGCAGTTCGCGCTTGGCTGCATCGGTGTCCATGCGCTGGCTTTCCTGTATCTTCTTCATGGCCTGACCCAGCGGGAAGCCCAGCCCCACGGCGCGGGTGATGGTCAGGGCGGGTTGGTCCATGAACGACAGGCCGTTGCCGTGGCGCACTGCACCCTTGCCGACTTGGGCTTCGTTGAGGGCATCGTTTAGCACAGAAAAGAGGGGGAAGTACCCATGCGCCACGTTGACGCTGTGCCAGTTGTCAGGGTCTAGCCAATCTTCTTTGTCCGGCCCGCATTGGCACACGCCGTCCTTGCAGGTGGGGCAAGTGTTGCCGTCAATGATGTTGATGATTGCTTTTTTCATGCGTTCCGTTTCCATGTCATACGCCACTTTGTCTTCCCGAAGGCGCAGTTGGGTGGGGCAGAAACTGTAATGCCCGTCCTTGCAGTTGCAGTATTCGCAACCTGTATGGCCCAACCGCTGGTTTGCCCCACCGCAAAGACCCATCGGTTGGGCTGCCGCGCTGCCACCTTCCGCCATCATCTTGTCACTCCATTTCGCCATCGTCTTGTCTCCTTTGGTTGAACTGTTCCAGTGCATCAGCGGCCCGTCTTAGCAGGTCGGGGCTGTCCTGAAAGCCGCTCAGGCCCCTGTTGCAGTGGGTGCATAATATAAACCTGACCGCCTTGGTTTTGTGGCAGTGGTCAAGCTGCCAGCCCTTTTTGTGCTTTGGGTCGTCGGACCCGCATATGGCGCAGACGCGCCCCTGTTCGTCAAACATTGCATTCCATTGTTTCTTGGTGAACCCCAGACCCTTGCCGCGCTTTTTGTAATTGGTTTCGTCGCGCCAGTTTGGGTCTTCTTCGGCCTTCTTGCGCTTGGCTTCCCTGTTCCGCGCCAAGACAAGGTCACGGTTCTTTGCAACGTACTTTATAGACGCCCGCCGCCAGATTGCTTTTTGCTTTTCGTCAGCCATAGTCTGCGGCAAGGGCCGTCCGTGCGATCCGCCCCATGCGCCGGACAGTGGCGTTGCTGGTGGGGCGCTCCTCGGCGGCAATTTCTTCAAGCGCATCGCAGAGGCCGCCGATCTCAATGTCGTAGTCCATCATCTGGTCCAACATATCGGCGATCTGGTCTTCCAATTCAGTAATGCGTTTCCACGGGTTTAGGATCATTGCAGTTCAGCCTCGGATTGTTCGATGTCACCCCAGTCGCTTTCGGCGGCGTTGTCAAACAGGTGCATCAGGTGGTTGGTAAGACGCTCTGCGGCGTCAGGGTTTTCGATGTAGATGATGACGCCCCCAAGGGCGTCAACCTTGTCGATCATGGCGGATGCGTCAGACCCTGCGGCAAACAGCGGGCTGTCCTCCACCTTGGCCTTGTCCACAAAACCGATGAAAGGTGTTGGCATGTCCCCAATCATCGCCATGCCAATGGTCATAACGGTCTTGGGGCTGCCATAAACGACCTTCACGCTGGGACCATGCCGTTGGCCATGCCACGGACCATGTGGTCCAATTCCTCGTTCAGCGCCTGCCGCAGAACGTTCATCGCCTCGACGCGGTTCCCATCGGGAACGCAGCCACCCCAGAACGCGATGCAGGCACGGATGCCGCCCATCAGCACGTCCGGCGGGGCAAGCTGGTCCTCGTTGACCATCTGGCCCATGTAGGTGGCGAGGGTTTCTGCTACCATCTTGATATCATTGCTCATTTACGATCTCCATCGCGTCAAAGGCCGCTTCTTTTTCGGTTTCAGCTTCAACGACAAGGTCAAACTCTTCCTCGGTGTCACGGTCGATGACATGCACTGTCCACTTGCCTTCGCCAAAAGGCTCCACGGTTGCATTAAGTTTCTTGGGCATCGCGCATCCCCCGTATGGCTTTGATGTCCTGATCTATGCAGTGCTTCAGCGACGTTTCCATGTCGTCGTCGCTGACGCCTTCGGCCTTGAGCGCAAAGCCATAGATGACGAAAAGGTGCGACAAGGCGTTCATCGCCTCGGTGAACGTCAGGTCGTGCGTGTCGCAGTATTCGGTAACAAACTCAGCTAGGGCGTTGGTCAACCCGTTAATCCTGTCCATGATCCCTCCATCAGACGTTGTACAGTGGCGCGTTTTGGTTGCCATGAAAGACGCGACTGTCTTCAATATCGGCTAACCGCTCCGGCGCTCTTGTGAGCATACCCACATCGCGCAGGTGTTTCAACCCCATGCTGACGGTGTCAACTAGATCGTCGTGGGCACCACGGGGGAAAGATGAGGTCTGCCGGATAACCATCTCGGCCCAGTCCTTGTTCGGGGCGTAGACCATGCCTTCAGAGAAGATGTGCTGGATGCTATACAGCCGCGCCACCTTGTCTAGCGTCTTGGGGTCGTACATCTGCATCCCAAACCGCGCATGGTTGAACACCCGGCGAAGCTCTTGCGCCACGCTGTGCCCGGCGGCCTTGTTTTCGATCAATAGCAAGTCCACCTTCATCCGGGTGCAGATTTCCTCAACCTTGACCACCAGATCGCCGATGTCGAGGTGGTCTTGCCACGCGTACATCATCATCACCTTGGCGGTCGCGCCCAGCGCCTCGGACTGGGTTGCCGACGCCCCATCAATGGTCCGCCCGTACCGATCCACCATGCGCGTCGATGCCTGTTCGCCGGATGCGCTGAACACGCCCCACACGGTCAGGGCGCTGGGGTCGTTCTCGGCCTTGGTGGTATAGGCGGTGTCCAGCGACGCCACAATGAATTCGATGGGCGGGTATTCGCCCTTGTCCCACAACTTCCACCACGCATCCTTGATGATCCCGCCGCCCCTTGGCTCTGGGCTTTGGGCATACTGCCCAGCGGTTGCATACGGCCCCATGGCGGCTTCGTCGCGGTCCACCACATGCTCGGGGAAGCGGTCGGGGAATAGAAGTTCGCCGTCTTCCTCGCGGGGGTCGGCATAGCCCAGCCGGGTCACGCAGGCACGGGCCGGATCGAAACGCATGGGCAGCATGATGTGGTCGTAGCCCATGTCTTTGTCGAGGATAACGCCGGATACGTCACGCTCATGCAGGCGCTGCATCACCACCACGATGGCGCTTTCGTCAGGGTTGTTCAGGCGGCTGGTTACGGCTTCCTTGAACAACGTGACCACGCCCTCGCGCTTGGCGTCGCTGTTGGCATCGTCCACGCTCAAAGGGTCGTCGATGATAACCCGGTCGCCCCGATAACCCGTGATGCCCGTGAAGGCGCAAGCCTGCCGCGATCCCGTGGCCATAGTTTCGAACTTTGCCTTCGCGTTCTGGTCGCCAGTAATGGTAACCCGGTCGCCCCAATGGCCTTGGTACCATTCGTCGGTCACCAAGCGCCGCATCCGCAGGCTGTCGCGGATTGCAAGCTCCAAGCTGTGCGACGCGCAGACGTAGCGCATGTTGGGCTTATTGCGCGGCCCCCATTCCCAAGCGGGCCAGAACACGCCGATCAGCAAGGATTTCATGGTGCCCGGCGGCACGTTGACCAAAAGACGGTTATAGAACGTGCCATCGTCATTCAGGTCGCCATCGGTGATCGCCTCCAAGTGGGCGCAGATGAAGTCGATATGCCACCCGTGGGCGTAGGGCTGGCCGGGTTCGATCACCACCCACGCAGCCTTGACAAATTCGGCCAGAGACATCTCGCACTTGCGCTTTTCAATGGCCTTCAAGGTGCCCGTGCGATCCACTGGACGCGGCAGCGTGATCACGCCCATAGCAGTTCCACCAACCCATCGTCATCAAACACGCCGCAGCACATGCGCTTGGGGCCTGCATCTAGGCAGACGCGGTTGCGCCCTTCAAAAACCCCGGGCGTGTGGCCATGCACCACCATCTTGCCACGGTAGCCTTCGTCATGGCCCTCGGGATAGCGATACCATTGGGTGTAGGCCTCGGGCTGGGCGGCCAGATCATACGCCGGATGTACGCCAGCATGTACGTACACGCGCCGTACGTCCTCGTGCCACCGGGGCAGGTCGCGAAACCATCGGGCGTCGCTGTCCAGCGCCTTGGCATCCAGATCGCCCGTCAGCGGGTGCCGATAGGACAGGATCGTGCTGGCACCACCGTTGTCCAGCCACAGGCGGTTAAAGTCGCACAGCATGTCCTCATGGTTTCCGCGCAGGCAGATCGCGCCGGGGATCGAACGCACAAGTGCTACGACCTCCCGGCTCTCGCTGCCGCGATCCACGTAGTCGCCGAGGAACACAAGCTGGCCGTCGTCTGGCACCTGCGCCAATAGCCGTTTCAGTGGGTCAAGCCTGCCATGCACATCGGTGATGACGTAAACCTTACCCATTGCCCAAGGCCGCCTCTAGGGCGTCTAGCTGTTCCAGCGTCAGGTTCGACACGTCCAGCGTGTGCGTGACCTGCACGGTGCCCGTGTTCTCGACCTCAAGCTTTTCTCCGTACCGCCGGGGACGCCGCTTGCCAGCCGACCACTTGTATGCGTCTATGGCAACCCGGGCCGCGTTGGGGTCTAGGCCGCCGTCTATGACCGACTGAGCAACGTCCGCGATCTTGTCCGCATCGGCGTCGGCCATGTCCTCCCGCGCCTGCGCGTAGCTTGCAGCAAATTCGGGATTTTCCCTAACCCAGCGCATTACGGTCGGGTAGGACGGAAGCTCTTCGCTTGACTTTAAAAAGGTAACGAGGCCAGTCCCGGATGAGATGGCCTCTAGAATTTGGTCCGCGATGTCTTGGTCAAACGGTAGCGGAGGACGGCCTGCGGGCATATGTAGCACCCCCTTAATGGATCGGATACCACCTATATAACACCGCTGCGCCGCAAATGATAGATGGGGGCCGAAGCCCCCACCTGTTAGGCGGGCCGGGCAATCTTGGTCTGCTTTACGCCCTCGCGTTCGCCATGCTCTTTGACGGTGGCCTTGACGGTCAGTGTCTCGCCCTTGTCGCCAAGGCACTTGGTGCCCTTGTAGATCACCACGTTGCCCTGCGCGTCGTTCAGGATGTGCAGGAACGAGGTGCCATACAGGCCTTCCATGGTGTGGATGTGGCGGATGGTGACGGTGAAGTCCCGGCGCTCACCCACGGTACCAATCCAGCCCGATGCAGCGCCCTCTGCGGTCCGCTTGGCTGCAAAGCCTGCCACACGGGCTTCGGCGCGGGTGATCATGCCCATCACAGCGCGGGTCTGGGCTTCGGTCAGGCCGCCCCATTCCAGCACGTTGTCGCGCATGGCGCTGTAGAAGTCCCCAAGCGATGCCCTGACCACCGGGTGGTGCGTGTTGGTGTGTTGGAACTCGCCATACTGAAACAGGAACGCATCAATGCGCTTGCCATCGGCGCTGGCGATCCACTTGGCGTGGCGCGTCTTGGACGCGTTGGCGCGGATGTTGCGTTCGATGGCGGCTTCGTACTTCACTTCGTTTTCGATAAAGGTGCCACGGGTCATGTCAGTCTCCAAGGTGGTTGGTTTCGGTACCCCCTTGATACATCGTACGATCAAGGGGGTCAACAACTATTTTAACTTAGAACGGAATAAAATCGTCAAGGTCATACGCCGCCTTGCGGGTGTTGCGAACGCAGATGCACCACTGGACCTCAACCGGGTGGCGCAGGCTTTCGACCTCGGCCCGCATGGCGTACCATGCTTCCTCGGCTTCCAGTTGGGCTGGGGTTTCGATGCCCGCGACCATGCAAGCCTCTTCGTAGCTGTAGCAGGTCACACCATAAACGTCGTACATATCAGTCTCCATGTGGTTGGTTGATCTCAGATCACAACGGCCCCGCAGGGCCGCTGAACTCTGGGGTCAGGCGATCTGGATGACGTTTTCCACGAGCGACCGCTTGTGCTTTTTGCGGTCTGCGAACGCCTGCCAGACGGGCTGTTGATTGTCGATCACGCGGGTGCCGCGCACCACGACGTAGTGGCCTGTGACGTTCACGATGTAGGTCGCCTGCTTGTCAGGGCGCTGCTTGTACCACTGGGTCAGGGTCATGGGTTCGCCCAAGCGCCAACCTTCGGCGGGCTTGCGGGTTTCGGTCATCGACAAGCGGGTGTACTGCACCCCACGGGCTGCCAGCCCCTTTTGGAGGTGGTACACTGTCAGCCCCTTCACGACGGGCTTGCCAGTAACTTGGAGGCAGGTGTCATAGGCCGCGTCATAGGTGATGCCAGCAACGGCGGCGAGGGCGTAAGGGCCGCACCATGAGCAGAAGCGGGTGGTCGAGCGGGCGGGGGCGTGGGCGAACTTGGTCATGTTAGTCTCCGTGGTTGGTGTCTACACCAAATTTATACATCGTACGAATCACCCCGTCAACAACTATTTTGTGGGTTTTGAAATAAAAAAGCCCCCACCGTTTCCGGCAGGGGCAAGGTGGGCGATTACGCCAAGCAGAGAGCGCGGTCACCATAGCATCAAAACGGGATTTCGCAATCCTTGTACCATGTGCCCGCCCAATTAATCACGGGTTTGGGTTCCGGGTCGATCAGCCCGATCCACCGCATGAAGGAGATCAGGTCGGGGGGCATCACACCTCCTCCCCTTCCATGTGTTCCTGACAGTCGCCGCACATCAGGTTGGCCCCAGCCTTGGCCCACGCCTTGAACCCGCAGGATGGGCAGGTGTGCTTGACCTTGGACAGGTCGCGCTTCTTCTCGGCTTTGTCGCGGGGCTGGGTGAAGTAGGGGATATCAAAATCCGGCCCCAAGCCTTCCAGTGCCACGTCAAACGGGCCGCCTTCGTCGATCATATGCGTGACCTTGCGGCCCGTCATCTTGCCGCCCTCGACCCCGGTGTCTGTGGGGGTCAGGCCGACCGCCATCATCATCCGTGCCCATTCCATGTTGTGGTGGCCGCCCTTGGACGGGGTGCCGTATTCTTGCTGTTCCAAGTGGGTCATCTCGTGGACAAGCGTGGACAGCACAGCCCGGATGTCGCGGTCCATAGTGTTCGGGTTCAGAGCGATCTCGTGGGTCTGGTCGCCGTCGCGGTGCTTGAATTGCTCGGCATGGAAATAGCCGTGGGCACCAGTGCGGCGGGTCAGCGTGAACATGACCGGGGGCAGGCGCTTGCCGAACAGTTCGGCGTTGAAGTGCCCGAACGCTGCTTCCAACGCGGTGTACGTCTCGGTTGTGGGGGTCTGGTAGTTTTTCATGTCGGTCTCCAGTGTGGTTGGGTTGGTCGATGCCCCCGCGTAACGTACGACGCACACGGGGTCAACAACTATTTTTAGTATTCGCGGTGGCTGCGGATGTGCCACTTGTCGATCCAGTCCTCATCGACCAGCATGGTCAGGACGGTTTTCTTGACGTTGGCCAGCCTGACCTCGCCATGGCCCACGAACACAACGTGGGGAAACTCTGGGCGGAAGTCATCGGGGAACAGCGCGTCGGTACGCTTGGCGTACTCGAACGTCAGGCCGTGGTCCTTCTCGCGGAAACAGCCCAGAACCTCGCCCTGATCGGCGCGGCGGTGGGCATTGATGTAAGGGGCAAATGCCATGATGGCCTCCTGTGGTTGGGTGGGGGGCCGCAGCCCCCCGGTTGGTTAGACTTGCTGGTAGGCGAAGGTGTTGTCACAGGTATCGGGTGCGCCCCATTCATAATTTATTTTGGCGCTTTCGAGATCGTTCCATTCGTCCACGATGGCGATCTTACCATCCCGAATTACGAGGACCGTGAACGGCCCGCCATCGTTCTGAACGCCATATTCCGCCGCAACGTCTTCCGACTTTCCGATAATGACTTGGTTGTGTGACATGTCAGTCTCCGTGGTTGTAGGCCGCCACCACGGCGGCCATAACCCTTCATATCACATACATCGTACGATGCAACAACTATTTTGTGGCCTTGCGAACAATTTTCTTGGCAGCGCGGCGTTGCTTGCGGTTGCCATTTGGGTCGGGGTCAACCTTTTCGGCCAACCTTGAAACCGCCAGCCTCCTGCCTCCAAGCCCTTTAAGCATCGCCTTCGACCTCCAGCATCCGGTCGGCCATGGCCCACGACTGCCGCGCGATGGTGTACATATCGCGGTCATCCCTGATCAGCGCCTGCATGGCCATGCCCGCCAGCCAGAGGCGGTCAGCAGCGCGATCTGCGTCATTTACTGGCATCGGTCTACCCAGCATCATCTCGACGCTGTAAAGGCCCTCTGGCGCGCCCGCTTCGATATTGTCGGTCATTTCGTTTTCTCCAATGCCATCAGGCGCGTTTCGTGGTCTAGCATGATCTGGTGCGTCCTCAACCAGTTTTGGTGGCTGTCGCCCCGCTTGAAGCCAAGCTCTTTCTGAATTTTCAGTTGCTCTTGGAACATCACCTCCTGTTCAGGCGTCCGCTTGTCCGTGATGTAGACGCGCATCTGCTTCTCTTTGCCGAAAAGTTTCTTTAGCCAGTTCATGTCTTCTTCTCCTTCGCCAGTTCCGCCAAAAGCTTGTCGGCCAGTTCCACGGCCTCGAAGGGTACATCATCCCAAGACAATTGATCCTCGGATAGCATCCCCGCTGCAATCGTCCCCGCCAGCCACAGACGCTTCATCTCGTGGCTGTTTTCTTTCAAAACTTCATCACTCCACAGCATTCATCACCACCTTTGCATTGTTGTTGAAATCCGCCTTCAGCGCCCGCTTCAGGTCGGACAGATAGATACCGCCATAGATTGTACCATTGGGCAGGGCCACCTCGTACTGGTCGAGGGTGTGGGTGTAACGGATCGGGAACCGCTGCCCCGTCGCCGGGAACAGCACCCAAAACTCGGCACCCTTTTTCTTGTTGATCATGGTCATCTCCGTGGCTGGTCCCGGCACCATATCAGGCCGCCCGGCGGGGGCAACAAAAAAAATGTCATCTGGGCACATTTTTCTCTTGCATCGTACGAAAGCAACGACTAAACATAGTACATCGAAACCAACCAACCACAGGAGACTACCATGGCCTTCCAATCTTCCATCTCCCTCGCCGACCAGTTCGCAGCCGCCAAGGCCGCAGCCGATGACGCCGTCGCCGCTCTGGACGCCATCAAGGCCCAGATCAAGGCCTCGGGTATCGAACGCCACATCGGCGTCACCTGCGACGTGATCCTTGCCCTGTCCGAGCAAAAGCGCGTGGACAACAAGCTGCTTTCGGCCCTGCTGACCGAGGACCAGATCGAAAGCTGCAAAAAGGCGATCTTGGTCGAACGCATCACCATCAAGCCCAAAGGCCTCAAGTAGGTCATAGGTACTGACCCAATATGAAGCCAAAAAGCCCCCATGTGGGGCTTTTTACTTTGGTAAAGTCCCGTTTTCGATACCACGCATATCATTGATATCGTTGCCATTTGTAGTAGGTAGGAGTGCAAAGTAGCGTCCCCTTTATATAATATATATTCTCTATACAAAAACCGCCCCATATCACCCCCACCCAAAACCACTTTAAATAATCAATAACCAAGAACAGCCTTAAGAGAGACGCTACTCCTACTCTTCTACTATATATAATATATATATATATATATGATATATATATATAAAATGACTATTTTAAATCAGGAAATAGCGTCCCAGCAACCCTTTTCCAAATGGTACCATACTTATCAACTTTTTGGGTGTTTACAGACAAGCATTAACCGCCTATCTGTGTAGAACCCACAACACCAATGGAGCATCCCCACATGGAAGATTTAGTTTTAGTCAAAAAGATCAGTCAAGCAGACGCATTGGCAAACAAGCGCACCGGGCGGCCAAAGCGTCAAGGCTTCGCCCTGCGGAACTATTCCAAGGCTGTCATGGTGGCCCTACCCTATGGTATCAGCAAAGACGGCGACAAGATTGACTTCTATCTGTCAAGCACCGGGTTTGCGATCAAGATCGGTCCAGAGTGCAGCCGGGCGATCTCAGGCAAGAAAAGCAGCAAGACCGTGTCGGTCCCGGTAGAGGTCCGCAAGCGTCTGGAATTCCTCCCAGAGGGGTCGCGCCCATTAGTATCGGATGAGATGCCGGGGAACATGTTCTTCTTCCCCTTCGGCAGGATGTAAAAAAAGGGGCCTCACGGCCCCTTTTCCCACGGTGGTCTTGATACGCTGACTGGTATCCTTGGCAACGTCCCGACCGATGCAGTGGTGTTTCGGTCGGGAACCAGAACGGTGGTCTTTGCCATCACACCTCTTTTTCAAGGATGTTGTGGGACAGCTTGCCCATCATATCGACCAATGGGTTCAGGAAATCCACTTCGATGCCGATGTCGCGGCCTTGGTCGATCAAGCGGCCCACGGATGCAATGAAAGCATCCTTTTGGATTTCCGCCACAGACTTCAGGCCGTTGATGTAATCCTCGGCGTCACCGATCAGGCCGTCAAACCCGTCAAGGGCTTCGACGTGAATAAATTGGTATTCCGAAGAACCGCCAGCTTTGTATGAAATGTTGGCGGTCAGTTCGCGGGTGGAAAAGCCGACCGAGATTTCGATGTGGGGGGTGGTAAAGCCCTTGCTGGTCAACAGTTTCTCAAGACGGGCAATCTCGCGCAGGATGTCGGTGGGGGTCATGGTAGTCTCCTTTGGTTGGGTTACGTTCACTATTCTTATCTCAGTTTTGTGGGTAGTGCAACAATATTCTTTTCTTTTCTTCCTTGCTGTACATCAGGTCTGCATCCCTGATCGCCCGGCACGTCTTGGCCACATAATCCTTTGAAAGGTTAAGCTTCTCCGCCACATAGGCCGGGGGCCGCGACATCCTAAGCGCCAGCATGGTCAGGATTTTCTCATCGCTCTGTCTTGCGTTCACAGCAAAAGACCTCCCACCAGAACCACGATGGCCGCCAAGCACCCCAATGGCACCCCCAGCCCCGTCAGGTCTGGTGGCAACGACGCTATAGCCGTGATGGTGACCACAAAGAACGCCGCATAGGCCACAAGGATGATGGCGGCGATGGTGATAAGTTGTATCATTGTTTTCCTCCCAACGTGACCAGCGTGGCACATGCTGTACGCCAACTTGTTGCAACATTTGGTAGGTAATAATTGCCCTCAATAGATGATGCCATGCGGTCCCCAATCTTTTTCATGTCCTCTACTGCCTTACGAATATCGGCGGGATTGATGGCAGGAAGGGCGCTACCTTTGGCAAGTTTAACAAGCTTTGCTTCTGCCTTCTGCGCCCGCCTGTGCATCCGCTGAAAGCTTATTTGCATGTCAACAATTTCATCTTCCCGGGCAGTTCTGGTCATCGCCTCTTCTTCTGCCACCTGTTTCCAGATCGCCACATATAACCGCAGTTCTTCTTTGTTGGTCATTCCCTCCCCCTCCATGCAGTCCCGGCGGCTTCCTCCCCGCCCTCCAGTTCAGCCAGCACGGCATTGATTGCTTTTGCTGTGTTGAATGGCATCTTGTTAATCTTGCTTGCCAACCGTAGCGCCTCCACCGCCTTGGCGAGTTTGGCTTCAAGACCACCCACCAAGTCTCGATATTCAATTTTGGCAAGATCATGGCCCGTCATCATAGCTTCATCCCGCTCCCGCTCCAACTCTTCGATGCGGTCGGCAAGAACGTATTCACGGCGCTCTGGGCTTGTCACCATACCCCCAAAGCTTTTGATGGATGGATGCAGCAAGTACACTTTTTCGGGCCACGGGCCAAGATCGTCGCTCATTCATCACACCCCTTTTCTCGATAAAAAACATGTTTGCCGTACATCCCCACCAGCACCATGTCGTCGGCCCAGTACGGATAGACATCGCGGTTGTGGTAATAGGTCGCGGCGGTGCACAGTTGGCACCCCCACAGCAACACGGTGTTTGCAACGATCTGGGCTTGCAGCCAAGCCTCGGTGTCCTTTGGGCGGTCGCTCTTGCCATCGTGGGTCCAGCTAAACGCGCCATGCTCCCAGACGACCTCGCAGACGGTATCGGGAAACCCCGTCTCGTACACGCGCTCCATGGTGACCTCGGCGATCAAAAGCTGGCCGTCATAGCTTTCCCCACGCCCTTCAAAGTAGACGTTCAGGGCCAAGCAGGTGGCCGCCGCTGCTGTGACAATCATTTGTCCAGCCTCCCATAGGTAATGTTTTTTTGCGCCCTGATGTCGCTGTTGGACCACGTCCAGCATTCGCCAGTTTCGTCCTGAAAGCACACCCAGTTGATGTTGTGTTCGATGCCGTAGTCCACAAGGACATGGGCCAAGGCCGACCCCTTGGGGGTGTCAACTGGGATCGGGGGGTTCAGTTGGATCATCATTTCTGCACACAAACCCCATAGGCAACGCCCCAAGGGCCATTAGCCCGTTCTTCGATTGCAACCAAAGCCTTCTGGCAGTTTTCGAGGCTGGTGAAATCGTAGCTTGAGCTGATCGTCACAGGGGAGCTATGCGTCAGTAGGAGTAAGACGTAGATCATTTCAGTCTCCTTTGTGGTTGGTTGTGGGATAACCCATAAACAGGTTATCCCGATGCGTCAAGTGGAATGAATAAGTTTATACCGTGTGGTGACGCGCTTGTTGTACTTGTGGACGGAAGTTTCCATGGAAATCTTCTTGCCATTTGCCAGCATGGTGAGGGCCGCTTCAATATCTGGGCGCTTGTACTTGCGTTCCAAGCGCCGCATGATCACGCCCGCCGTCTCACCGTCCGGCCCATCGACCATCTGCAAGAGGGTCATCACCAGCGCCTTCTCTGGGTCAGCCTTCTCGTTGTCGTTGGCCAGCACCAGCCGCATCTTGCTCTGGATGTCGCGCCGGATCAGCGCATAGGCCCAGCGCACATGCTCCACCGTGCGAACACCTTCCGGCACCGCAAGGATCAGGCTGACCTTGGACACCTGTTCGTACCCGCGCAGGGGCAGTGCTTCCAGCCCGGTGCTTTCCTTATGCTCGTAGGCCATTTGGTCAAACAGGTCCACGATGTTGTCCAGCATCTCTGCGGCCTCCGCCGTGGTCGGGATTTCCACCCTGTCCCCGTAATGCTCGACCCGTCGGCTATGGCCCGCCGTTGCATCGTACGTTCCACCCGTTGCCAGTTGCTGCATGGTAAGCTTCAGGGCCTCGGGCATGGGCAACTTCTTCCATCCCTTCTTGGTCGCGGGGGTGGTGTCCTGTTCGATGCACAGGATCGCCCGCCCGATAAACCCGGTGGTCGCGCTTTCAAAGTTCACAAGCTCGTTAAAGTTCTTCTCGGTCGTGTACCCGGTCATGGCGAGGAACGGGCGGTCGATCCCAGCGTCCAGCGTGTCCAACTGGTAGATGATTGCCTTCTGCCGGGCGACGAAGTTGGGCTTCTCGCCGTGTTCTTCGATGGCCTTTTCCACCTGCGTCAGTTCCTTCAGCAAGTGCCCTCGGATGTCTTCCTTTAGATCGCCCGACACCATCAGCCTGCCGTCCGCCTTGGAGTACGCCGACATCAACAGGCCGACCACGCCCTCCAGATAGGACGCGCCGCTCTTCTTGGCACCGCTGATCTTTTGGAACAAGAACCCCACCTCATCCATCATATATGCCGCCATCTGGTGCCGGGTGAGGTTGCGGGCGATCTCTTGCTCGGACTTGATGGTACCATGCACCGCCGCCGACAGCGCACAGGCCTCCAACACCTCGGCGGTTGCCCCCAAGATGCCGTCCTTGCCGCTGCCCGATCCGGCGACGTTAAAGACGAACAGGTTGGTCGTGGCGCGATCCCGGTCGTCGCGGTAGTGCAGGCCAAACGCCACCCCCATCGCCCAGATCGCCGACATGGCGGCAAGGGCCTCCCGTTTGCGTCTGGTCCGGCTTTCGATCCACGTCGCAAGCTTCCCCGCAAACCCCGGGGGGCGGAGGGGGTCGAACGAACTGGTGTCGATGGCCTTTGGTGCCAGATACTCTTCCGGCGTCTCAAACGTGAACTCCTTCCCGGGCGTGAAGGTGACGGGCTGGATGTAGCCGCCCTCCTCGGCGTAGTGGACCAAGGTGCCCAAGGTGACCGGGTTTGCCGACCGCCCAAAAGAGTGCCACTTTGCGTTCATTTCGTCGGGGTCGTACTTCGCCGATTGCTGGGACCACCGATCCCAAAGATCAAACGCAGCACCCCCCGTTGCGTGGTGCAGGGACATCCCGATCTTGACCCAGACCTCGTAATCGTCAAACCCCCGGACATGGGCCAGCATCTCGGCCAGTTCCAGTTCGTTGACATCCACCGTCTTGCCGCCCAGATCGGCCCGGTGGCGCTCTGGCACCCGTAACAAGTCCAGCAACGCATCCGGCACCATGTCAATGTCCTCGGGCGACCCGTACGCGATCTGGTAAGGCCGCCCGCTGGCGTGTTGTGATCCCGGCCCAACGACAAAAGCCGCGCCAGATTTGAAATCCAGCCCGGGGTAATCAGACAGCCTGCCCACCAGCGCCACGCCCAACGGGACGCGGAAATAGTAGTGCTTGGAACCGCCGCCCGACCCTGTGTTGACGATCAGGCCTGATCCGGCCACCTCGGGCACCGCCGCAAGCAACTTCATCAGGCTGGCCACGCCACCGTTACGGGCGTCCACGTCAACGACAAGGAGTTCCCGACACGCGATGCCGTAGCCCGTGTTAAACTGGCCCATCTCAACCATGGTATCCAATTGCTCTTCGGACCAGTGGGGTGTGTGTTGCCAATTTGACACACGCGGATGCTTGAACAGAGATTTCTCTGGGCAGTTGGGATTTCCGCATTCGCATTTCCCGTTCCCGTCGCGGCCATACAGCCCGAAAACGCGAAATCCAGCCTCCCATACAATGCGGTATTCCATGCTCAGACCTTTTCGCCGAACAGGTATTTCTCCAGTTTTTCGATTGTGGTCAGCGAAAACTT